TGAAGACGTCGGCCAGGCCCTGGACCCCGATACCGATGGGTCGGTGACGCATATTGCTCTTGCGGGCCGCCTCGGTCGGGTAGTAGTTCCGGTCTATGACGCGGTTCAGGTTGCGCGTGACGACTCGCGCCACCTCGTGAAGCTTGTCAAAGTCGAAGTATGTGTTAGTCCCTGAAGACCCGTCGGCGGCTCCGTACGACGCCGTCTTTACGAAGGACGGGAGGCAAATAGATGCCAAATTGCACACGGCCGTCTCGTCGGGAGTAGAAACCTCCATGATCTCATGGCATAAGTTTGAACCACGAATAGTCCCGATGTTACTCTGGTTGGACTTGCGGTTCACAGCATCCTTGTATCCCATGTAGGGCGTCCCGGTCTCGACCTGGCTCTTCAGGATGGCGTCCCAGACGACCCGGGCCTTGACGCACTTACGGAAACGCCCCTGGGCGACGTACGTCCGGTACAATTCGTTGAAGGCTTCCCCGTACGTGTCCGTGAGGCCCGGGCACTCGTGAGGGCACATGAGGTGCCATTCCTCATCGGCCTCGACCTTCTGCATGAAGAGGTCCGGGATCCACATCGCCGTGAAGAGGTCTCGGCAGCGCATCTCCTCGTCTCCCTGGTTCAGGCGGAGCTCCAGGAACTCCATAATATCTGCGTGCCAGGGCTCCAGGTAGATGGCGAACGACCCCTTGCGCTTCCCGCCGCCCTGGTTGACGTACCGGGCCGTGTTGTTGAACACGCGAAGCATGGGCACGATGCCGTCGGCGACCCCGTTGGTCCCCTGGATCTTCGTGCCATTCGCACGGATGTTCGAACAGTGGATGCCGATACCCCCGGACCACTTGGAGATTTGGGCGCACTCCTTGAGCGTGTCGTAGATGCCCTCGATGCTGTCATCCTTCATGGCCACTAGAAAACAGCTGGACATCTGTGGGCGGGGTGTACCGCTATTAAAAAGAGTCGGAGTTGCGTGGGTGAAATACTTTTGGGACATCAAGTCGTAGGTCTCCTTGACACGCTCCTTGTCCGTCCCGTGGATGCCGATGGCCACGCGCATGAAGAGGTTCTGGGGCGGTTCACCGGGGTTCAGGTAGCCCTTCTGGAGGGTCTTGACTCCAAAGTAGCCAAAGAGATAGTCGCGCTCGGGGACGATCCACGAGTTTACTTCGGGAGGAATTTCATTACAAAATTGGAGGGACACAATCCCCTTGGTGTACAAGTAGTCTGCACAGTCCTGGAAAGTCTTGGGGCAATTCTTCTGAAGGTTCGAGACGGTCACGCGCATGGCGAGAGTCTCGTAGTCTGGGTCTTCGGTAATCATTCCGATGGCCACCTCGGCCGTTAGGTTGTCAATTTCGGCCGTGGAGATCCCATCATACATGGACGAAAAGACCTTCTGGGCCACCTTGTCAGGCTGGACGTTGAGGGGCTTGAATTCTGGTTCAGAATTGAGACGTGAGATTCGCTTGGTCACCTTGTCGAAAAGCATCTCCTCTGGTTCACCATTGCGCTTGAGGACCTTCATTGTAAGATGAACGGTCAGTTTTTTTATGTGGGCCTATCTCAATATGGAGACTTACGATCTCAAGCCGATCCGCCTGAGCTTGCCGACGCCCCTGGGCAATGCATTCTTTTCCGAATTCAACCGGGCGAGCATCCAGCAGAAGATCGTCGCGACCATCAAGGACAAGACGGGTTACGACCTGGACCCCCAGAACGACGGTGACGTCCAGTCCCTGATGCGCGTCGTCTACACGGACCTGGTGAACAACCCGAACACGAACGTCCGAAGCCAGGTGGCCGCCATGAACGCCGAGGTGGTCAAGCGCGCCACGGCCACAATCTCGACCGGGATGCTCCAGCAGCTCGTGTACCTGCGCGACATCTCCGAGAACCCCGTGCCCCTGCCCATTCCGGTCACCACCAGCACGTACGGCAACAAGATCCCGTCCAACTTCAAGTTTGGAATCTTTTAATTTTGTTTGCGCTTATTAGTAATGAAGGCCCTCGATGACATCCTCTTTGGCTTTCTCATATTCTTTGCCATAGACCGGCTCATCAGGATTTTTAGTATGTTGATCGTCGGCCCATGGATCGAGAAGAGGACTGCGCAGGATAACCGTATCGAGAGTTTCAAGCTCTTTTCAGAGTTTGTCCTGCTCGTCTTTGCTATCATTCTGGTCTTCAGATACAGGAGACAACTGGCTCACCTCACGTCTTAAGGACTCGGGTCGTTTTACCCATAAGAAATGAATCAGTTTCGAGATGAGACGGCACACATGTGCCAACAGAAAGGATGGGACAAGGCCCCAGTCAGCATCGTGTGGATGTTGCTGAACGAGGAGATGGGGGAGCTTGCGTCGAGCATCAGGCAGAAGCACAGAATTTATAAGAAGACCGGGCTCAAGAAGGACCGCGGCACGGATGTGGTCATGGAGATGGGCGACGTGTTTAGTTATCTGTTTCAGCTAGCTCATATGCTGGAAGTGGACCTAGACGAGATGTGGGAGCTTCACAGGGTGAAGATGAAAACAAAGGCCTACGGGGCCACGAAAAATAATATGGCCGTCTAGTAGAAGAATGGCCTCGAGTCTTATGATTGATGACCGTCTTCAGATTGACAAGTTCAATATCACGACGTTCACTGGGGACTACGGGATCAACCACGATGGCTTCCGCAAGGATGTCTTTATGGATGGGTCGTACACGCGCGCCATCGATGAGACGCCCGAGGACTACACGGACGACCTCCAGGTCAAGCCGAAGGACCTGGCCGGGAACGTGTACCTCAAGACCATCAGCCCGAACTACGCGCCCCACGGGATGTTCCCGACGCGTAAATTCGAGTATTCGGACGGCACCGTGACGTGGTTCCGCCCCGAACTCCCTTGGAGCTGGATGCGTACCGGCACGCATCCTGGAACCTTCAAGATTACAAAGGATTTCAGGAACGTGTTGATTACTCTTATCGTTTTGGCCATTATTGCGTATCTGGTCCGCCAGCTGAAGTGAGTGATGGGCAGTCCCGAAGGGACTGGTCTCTGCGAAGCGGTTCCTAGATCGGCACCACCTTCAGCGCCTCGACCTTTACCAATTTCTTTTTTAAATTATCACGATCCTCCTGGATACGTGCATTCAACTTGGGGCATTCGTGCGCCTCTAGTTGAATACATCTCGTGCAGAAGTTCCCCTGACACTCCTTGCAGGTCAGCATCTTCGGCTTATGCTTGCACTGGAACATCGGACTCTTCTATAATATCACAACGTATTTCTTCCTTAAACTGGCTCGGCTCGTAAGGTGTGGGATCGTCGATGATTTCACATAGGCCAAACTCACGCCCCTTGACGATGCGGTCCCACGCGATGCGCATGGCCGGAAGGTGCCTCTGGAACCACTCGCGGTCGCGCTTCACCCGTACGACCACATACTCCTCAGGGGGACCCGGCCGGTACTGAACAAAGTCGCACTCCTCGAGGTCCGTAATCTCCAGTTGGAGTTGAACCTGGGGCAGGTAGTACGACGGCACCTTCTTCTCAATCTTACGGGTCAGTGGGCACTTGATCTCGATGAGGAGGCCGTCTTCCGTCACTCCGTCCGGTGATGCGCCCAACCAGGGATACTCCCGGTGCTGGACCAGGCCAATCTCATGGGACTTGCGACCGGTCTTCTGGTCATACATGTCCCGGACCATCGGCTCGAGGGCCGTTCCATGGGCCGTGGCGGCGTTGCCGGCCCACTTGGTCCTCAGGACCTTCTTTTTAATAAACGCGTCGACACTTTCGTAGCGGTTCTCGCCTATGGCACTCGCGACATCACTCGCCGTGATCATCTGCTCGCGGAGGTCTAACCATTCCTGAGATCTTTGTTCGGCATATGTGGCGCTGATGAGTTCACGGGCTCTCGCTTCGAGGTGCGACATTTCTGGGTATCGTCTTGTTCTTGAAGCGCGGGTCCGTCTTAAGTACAATCTCCGCCGCGTTCTGCTCGGCCTGCTTCTTCGTCAGGGCGAAACCTGAACCGCATTCCATTCCGTCCACCACGACCGTGATGAAGAATTGGCCGTTGACCTGGCTGACCAGGCGGTATTCGGGCAAGTCGTACTTGAGGGCCTGACACCACCGCATGAGCTGGTCCTTGTAGTTGTCGTCAACTAGGGAGGTTTTTACTTTAGTAAAAGACCGGAGAACAAACTCCTTGGCGTGGACCATCCCGAGGTCCAGGTAGATTGCTCCGACCATCGCCTCGAAGACATCCTCCATAATGTGTTCGTTGGTGTTCCAGCCGTTTCGTTCGCCCTTCTCATCCATGATGATGAGCTTGTCGAGGCCAAGAACCTTCGAGATTTCGCACAAGGTCTTTCCTCGGACCATCTTCGTCCGGGCCTTGGTCAGGAAGCCCTCTTGCTCCTTTTCGTGGAGGTCAAAGAGGTGCTTGGTCACGACGAACCCGAGAACCGAGTCGCCAATGAATTCGAGAGTTTCATACGAGCCAGTGAGGCCGGTGTACCGCTTCAACGCGCTTTTGTGAGTGAAAGCCCGTTGATACAGTTCCATGTTTTTGATTTTTGTTCCGACAAGCGTGTTCAGGGTTTCCCTGGACAACACCGGAGGGGCGATCTTTTCAGTCTGAGGTTCCATTGTACTCTACACAGGTTTTAGTTGTTTAAGCCAAGTGATGTAGTTCTCTACGCGGCAGTCTTGGCCACCTTGGGGCGCATCTTCTTCTCCTTCGGTGCCTCGCCCCCCTCGACGGGGGCGGCAGTCTCCGAAGGAACCACCGCCTCCTTCTTGGCACGGGGCTTCTTCTCCGGGGCGTTTGGGTCCTTCAAGTAGTGGGGGCCCAGGAACTTCTGCAGGTTCAGAAAAGTCACCTGGGTTCCCTCGGGGACCTTCAGCAGGGCCTTCAGGGGCGCATCCAGGCCGATCGTCTTGCCCTCCTTCAGGCCCTTCTCGGTCACGTAGGCGTTCACGCGCTTGGTGACGTCCGTGCGGCAGATCTTCTCATCGGCCGCCAGACCCAAAAAGGCGCGAAGCTCAGGGGTGACGTCCAGGGGCTTGTTGAACCCGTTGCTCTTGGAACGGGCCGCCTGCTTCTCGCCGGTCGGGTCCTCGATGTGAGTGCGGATCTTGCGAACCTCCTTGCGCAGAGCCTTCAGCTCCTTCATCAGGGCGTCGAGAGTAATGGGAACATCGGTGGTGGAGGCCATTTGTACTCTACACGGGGGGCCCCTCTTTAACTAGATGAAACACGAGAGAATCAAGACCAAAATGAGAGGGATAATTGCGATCAGCAGAACTTGCCATACGAGGAGGCGGGTCGGCGACTGAGCCGAGAAGGGCGCCTCTCCTTTTGCGGTCGGCGTCGGCTCGTTACTCGTCTGAAGGTTGTCGCCATATCCAGGAGGCAAAGTCACACCGGCCGACGGACGGTTCTCAAGACCCAT